GGCAATACGCAACCTGACAAACACGAGTGTTATCACGGATGAGGTTATCGCCATTGCCGCCGCAGAGACAGAGGAAATCTGCCTGAACCGCACTGTGCCGCAGTGGGCAAAGCTGGACATAGGCATATACAGGCTGAAAGTGAACCTGAAAATCGGCATTTCGGATGCGGACGAATTTACCATGAAAGAAGCCATGCGGGAGGTGAAAGCCTCCCCGCTGGCTGTTTCAGAGACAGAGACGGTGACAGGCGGCGCAGTTGTTAAAAACGGGGGCAACTCATGGCTGTGAAAGAGTGTGCGGAGCGCATTGAGGCTCTGCTTCCCGTTACGGTGACAAAGACGGACAACCTGCCGGAGGAGATTGGATTTTTCCTCGTTTATGAAGGATTCAGCCGGACTAACGGAGTGTTTGAGCGGCGGTTCGGGCTTTACATAAACGGGGTAAGCTTCAACGGAATTTTGGGCTACGCAGAGGAAGCAGACAACATAGAAACGGCACTCGCCGATGCTTCCGAGGGCTTGGCAGACATAGAGCTGACAGGCGGCGAGCTTGTGGACTTCCGTGAGGACGGAACTTTTACATTCAGAGTTCAGGTTATGGTGCGGGAGTAAAGTATGAGCGAATTTGAAAAAGATAAATTAGCCAGTGAGATAGCCGAAAGAGTGGCGCAGAAGCTTATGGAAAAGCGCAACTGCCCCTGCGGGCTGGGCGAGAGGCACATAGAAAACCACAACGAACACCATGCCTTCATAGCCGGACTTATGGACGGGGTAAGGAATGTGAAAAAGTCTGTCATCAATGTGGTGGTCGCTACCACTGTTGCCGCTGTTCTCGGTCTTATCTGGCTGGGATTTAAGGCAAATGTGAGGTGAGGAAATGGCAACGATTGAAGACCAACTTATTCTGCACGAAGGGCTGAGATTAAAGCCTTATCGCTGTACAGAAAACAAACTGACCATAGGCGTGGGCAGAAACATTGAGGAACGGGGCATAACAGCGACAGAGGCTATGTTTCTGCTGAAAAATGACATTGAGGCGGTTGAAAAGGAACTGAGCCGTTTTGATTGGTTTACGAAGCAGGATGAAATACGCAGGCGGGTGCTTATAGACATGGGGTTTATGGGTGTTCCCCGTCTGCTTGGGTTTAAGAAGATGATTCAGGCACTTGTGGCAGACGACTATGAAAAGGCCGCCGCCGAAATGCTTGATTCTAAGTGGTCTCGTCAGGTCGGCGGGCGTGCTGTACGCCTCGCAGAAATGATGCGAACAGGGAAGGACTATGATTCCAAGGAGGTTTAATCGTGGAAAAAAAGAAATGGTATCAGAGTAAAACAATGTGGGTGAACCTCGGTGCTGCTGTTACGGATGCGGCACTCTCCGTAGTTACTGATTACGGAACAGGCGGGGTTGTGACTGTTATCTCCGCAGCAAACATGCTTCTGCGCACATTTACCAAAACCCCCGTGACGAAGTAAGGAGCTTTCAGCATGAGTCAGGCAAAGGGAATGCGGGCTAGGCTGCTTCTGGACTTTGAGGACTCTTACGGGGTAAGCCCTGCCGTGAAAAGCGGCAGGGTTATTAAATTTAACTCCGAGAGCTTATCCGCAAGTCAGGAAGCCGAAGAACCCGCCACAATAACAGGCAGGCGAGACAGCGTTGAGCCGATACTGGGCAATATTGATGTAAGCGGTTCGCTTACTCTCCCTGCGGAGCTTATCAGCATGGGGCTTGTGATGAAGGGGCTTTTCGGCGCACCGGAGACAGCGGCGGATGGCAGCCTTTACCGCCATGTGTTTAAAACATCTGCCGAGCCGCCCAGCATGGTTATTGAAAAAGGGCTTACGGACATAGGGGCTTATTTTCTTTACAACGGCTGCAAGGTTTCCGGCTTTGAAATGACAGTGGGCGGCAGCGGAGAACTGACCGCATCAGTAAGCATCATTGGCGGCAAGCGCACTCTGAACACAGAAAGCTATGACGATGCGCCTGTGAACCTGCCATTTGTCCGTTTGCAGAACTTCAAAGCCAGCATACACGAAGGCGGGGTGCTTATCGGCAATGTTTCCAGCTTTTCGGTGAACATAAACCCTAACCTTGAGAATGACAAATACGCCATAGGCGGAGACGGCTTCCGCACGGAACTGCCCGAAGGCTTGTTAAGCGTGAGCGGAAGCATCAGCACGTTTTTCAGGGATGTTTCCCTTCTGGAAAAGGCGGTGAACTCCGCAACAACAAGCCTCAAGCTTAGTTTTGGCGCAGGGGTTAAGGGGGCTTTTGAACTGCTTTTCCCCGAAGTGCGCCTTGAGCAGAAAGACCCCGAAGTTTCGGGGCCGGGCGGAATTATGGCTACTTTTAACTGGAAGGCGCATTACGAAGCATCCGCCGAGGGCAGCAGTGTTGTTGCTACGCTGGTGAACGAAGTCGAAAGCTACTAGGAGGCAGGCATGGCACTTAAAGCAAGGGCATTGAAAAGAAAGGAAATAAAGGCACTCAAGGCGCAGGGGATAAACCTTGCACAGGCAGGGAACGCAGACGCTCAGGAACTGGTAGACACAGTGCTTGACATGGCTTTTTCGGATAAGCAGGACGAGCTGGATGAGATGGACTACAGCGAGTGTCTGAAGCTTTTTAAAAAGGTGGTAGCTCTCACCTTCGGCACGGATGAACAGGAAAAAAACTGACAGAGGTTGTCCGGCACGGCATGAGGTACGGGGCTTACTGCGCCGAGTGCCGCAAGCTGGGCAACCTGAAATGCTCAAGCTGTGAGCTGAACATAACTTGGGAATTGGACACAGCGGCGGCGGATGCGCTCACACTTTTTGCGGATGTTCATGCGCAGGTAAAAACTGTTGGTAAGCAAATTCTGGGGCTTGATTACGGAGCATTGTTTCAGGTGGCGGATGTTTACTGCATGGAAGTAACCCCAGCCATATGGCGTTATATAAAAGCGATAGAAGAGGAAGTTTTCAATAATGGCAAACACTAACGTAGGCATAGTTATAACAGCGAAAGACCTTACCGCAGGGGCTTTTAACTCTGTGCGGTCAAGCCTTGCCAAAGTTGAATCTGTCCTATTTTCTGTCAAAACGGCAGTCGCCGCTATAGGCGGAACAGCCATTGCCGGTTCGATTCTTAAAGTCGGTTCAAGTTTTGAGCAAATGAATACCTCAATGGAGACTATTCTCGGCTCTGCAAAGGCGGCAGAGGAGGCGATGGCGTGGATAAAGGACTTCGCAACAGAAACGCCTTACGAGCTTAAAGAGGTTAATGACGCATTTATTAAGCTTTCCGCCTACGGACTTAACGCTGCTGAAAACCTGCGCTGGCTTGGCGACACCGCCGGAGCAATGGGAAAGCCGCTTAATCAGGCTGTTGAGATGGTGGCGGATGCCATAACAGGTGAGTTTGAACGCCTTAAAGAGTTTGGCGTAAGAGCCAGACAGGAAGGCGACCAAGTAACATTTGCTTGGACACAGAACGGGCAGGAACTCACAAAAACAGTCACCAAAACCTCGGAAGATATTAATAACGCACTCAAAGAAATCTTTACACGCTTTGAAGGCGGGATGAAGAAGCAGTCTGAAACAATGGGAGGCATTATTTCCAACGTGAAAGATATGTGGTCTTCTTACCTGCTTGATATTGCATCATATGGTGCATTTGACGGGGCGAAAGCAGGTCTTCTTGAACTTAAAAATGAAATGGAGCGCATGACAGAAGACGGCACATCAAAGAAATTTGCGGAATCTGTCAATGAAGCTCTTATGGATGCCGTACCCCTTATTGATGCAGTTGCTAAAGGGCTTCTAATTATTAAAAACGGGCTTGATGCTGTTGTGGTTATCGGCGGAACAGCGGTTGATATACTTGCCACAGGTTTTGAAAAGGTTGCGTGGGTGCTTGGAAAAGTTACTGACGGTGTGGCAAAGGTTTATGGCTGGGTGGGCAAAGGTTTTGAATTTGTTGGGCTGAACAGCGTTGCAAGTTTTTTTAACTCAACAAAGGAAAAAGTTGAGAGTTTAAGCAGCTACTACAAAGCGGCGGAAGAAACCTTTCATAACCTCGCCAGAACAGCAAATGAGGCTGTAGATTCTGCGCTGATGCGTATTTTAGAGACTTCCGAAGCTATTGAGAACGTGGGAGCATTGTCTAAAAAAATCCTTGAGGCCATGCAGGACGCCAGCAAAAAAGCGCATGACGAAATGGCGAAAAATGCCGCAGACAACTACGAAAAGGTAAAAAAGAAATGGCTTGAGATGATAGACCTCACCGACAGGGTGAACGGTATCTCAAATTCTGCCGTATCGGGCGATAACGGAAGCACAACAACCTTCGGCTTTGCTAATGGCGGAGTTATTTCAGGCGGTTTTCGTGCGTTTGCCAGCGGCGGAATAGTCACCCGCCCCACGCTGGGCTTAATAGGTGAAGGCAGATACAACGAGGCGGTTGTTCCCCTGCCTGATGGCAGCAGAATACCTGTAGATTTACGCAGTGCAGACAGCTCAAAGACTTCCGGCGGCGATATACACTTTCATATCACTGCCCTTGACGCTAAAAGCTTTGAACAGTAT